GCATGACAGTTGGATGCAGGAGGTTGTGATATATGGGGATCGGAAATTTATTTATAATGTACTCCTTGGTCAGGATACTTCTATCAACTTGGATTGGTTTCCGGTTCGAGGGGAGTATTCTCAGGAGGGGAATTGGGAGGGGAATTGGACAAGGGGGCCCCTTTATTCCCTTATACCGAGTATGCCACCCTCTTGGTCTCCATCCTTCTTGTCCGATTTACCTAATGCACAGTTGTATGGGAGCGACTTTACGTCTACTTTACCCACCAAAGAAGTAGGGAAAGCTTTTGGAAAATCTGGACATACCTATAAGCTTCATCCGATTGACGTAGCCCTCGGACTAAATAAAGGTTATTTAAAAAGTATTATTGAATACAATAGTCCGACTACATTTAACAACCCTTTTATTGGGGAGGAAGTTATCTCGCCGTCGAGATCGAGGGGGTGGGATGAGTACAAACAATTGGTGGGAGAAGAGAGTGGTAATTTTATACCTACTATTCCAATTTTTTCTTTGGGAACCACTGATCCTAATATCCTAGAAGTTAAAATAGATGTAGACAAGCAGTATTATGCTTTGCTTAATTCCGCTGACTATATTTCTATGTCTACTGAAATGGGGATCGCAGCTATTGTTACGAACGAAAATAAGCAAGACGAATTTATTAAATGGGTAGATGATTTGCGTCGGCTGTTTGAGGAGGAGCAATATATCTCAGATGACCGGAAAAAAGAAAAAATAAGGGGGCCTAAAGGAGAGCCTACTACTTTAGACGAGTATCCACCAGCTTTTGTAGAGATTGCTATGAGTCTGTTAAACACAACACCTGAGGCTGTCATAAATACGGAATGGTTTGTTATTTTAGAGCAGTTGGCTAACGTTTCCTTGGATCAAATCCGAGATCAGCTAAAGAGCGCGGAGGAGGAGGAGTGGTTGGCATACATGTGGAATTGTTTTATGTCTCTTCTTAATACATCGCCTAAGGCTAATATAACTATTGGATCTGACGCCGAATCAGGTATTGCTCGATTAGCTATGAGAAATAGATTAAATGCCGCAGACTTTCTATCCTATGAAGCCTTAAAAGGGAGTATAAAAACTATTCCTATGTTTCATTTAGCCAAGCCTAGTAGTATCATTACTAAAAAAGCTCTATTATTATGTATAGAGCCTGAAATTTATATGCATGAGAATGCCACACCTGTTACGTGGTTTAGTGGAATTTATGAAATTTTTGGTTTTAAAAATGTTATCACCCAAGATAGAGTGGAGTCCGAATTTTATGTTGTAAGACCTTCAAACGCAGCATCAAACTTAATATAATATTATGGAATTACGTTTAGGAACAGTAACATCGGTTGAAGACGCTACTAATACGGGGCTTATTAAAGTGTCCTTTGGAACTCAAGAGGGTGGGACTGTCTTCTCTGAATGGGTTCACTATGTTTCTCCGTTTGGGACACCTAAATCTGCTTTTATGGGTCTCCCGGATACGGGAAGTCTTGCCCTGTGTGCTTATGCAGGGGCGGATAATGACTCCTTAAGCATTGAGAAGGGGTATTTTTACTTAGGGTCTGTTATGGGTGCCGTGCAGGGGCTAACCCGCCTTATCCCTGGGGGCGGCGAGGATCCAGGGGATAAGACCGCTGAGACTCCTCCTAGTAAACAGTATACTCCCACCGATATGCCTCCGGGAATTTATGGACCACAGCTTCCGCCTGATCAAATGCCTCAGTTGGATAGAAAAGATCGCAGCGTGTTGCCTGAAGAGTTTAGAAACATGTATGAGGGAGACGGTGTTACCCCGGAGAAGAAGGGTATGGTGAATCAAGCGGGTGGAGGGATTTTCCTTTCTAGTAGATCCCGGCCCAACAGTTCCTTGGGCCCATTCCAAGATTTTTCCTCAGAGATTAAAGGAGGTTCAGGAAAACGAGTAGCTTGTGTGGATAGCCCCATGGTTGATGGTGTAGTTATCACCAATGAACATAAGGGAAAGGATTACATTATTCTGAGCACAGGTAAAAGTCAGTATAGCCCTTTCGCTGAAGGAGAGTTGTGTATTCGAACTCACGGTCCTATTAATCAGTATACCTTAGAATCGGGTATTCATATGTGGGTCGAAGAGGGGAAGAATATTCACATTGAGAATAGAGCTACGGGTCTCTATTCTCCTTTAGGGGATCGTACAACTACGCCTCCGCTGAGCACCGCTACAGGATCAAATCTTAGATCTAAGCAAGTGGGTAATGAAGATTATGGCTGTGTGAATATTACCTCCCACCATAATAACATTACGCTTAGTGCTCTAGCGGAGGATTCGGTAATTACTATTACAAGCCCAGGAGCTAACTCAAAAATAGTAGTGGATAGTAGAGGAAGTGTGGATATCCGTGCTGGGCAGAAGCTAACTCTTCAAAGTGATACTGAGGTTGAAATTAATGCTCCATTAGTAGATATTAATGGGGGTAATAATGTGTATATTGATGCTCCTCGCATTGATCTAAATGGTCCCAACTCTAATCCTCCGACCCTTTAGAAAACTATATAAGGTAAAAAATTATGGCAACATTTGATATTAATAAAGCTGCTGCTATTCTTACTCAACCAGGAGGGGGAGTTCTCGATGCATTAGCAGTGAAGTATGGGGTGCCCAATTGTCTGCTGGAGATGACGGAAGAAGTTTTAGGAGTGTTGCCTACTAATATTTTGGGCAATTTTAATACAGAGTTGCAGGCGGGTAGGGCTAAGGCTGATGAGACCCTTAAGGATATTATGCGAGAGTTGCGCCTAGACACGGGAATTGTTGAATATGATACTAATTTGGGGCGTTTTGTATTTGTTTCTAATACTTCCAATAAGGGGATAGAGGCTAATAGTGTTCAATTTTTGGAAGATTTAGATGGTTTTGGAAATGTAGTAGGGTTTGCGGCTGGGGCAGCGATTATTTCTCAAAATTTGATGGGTCAGTATCAGGAGGCGGTTGCTTGTGTGGATACGTATAAGGCTTATTTGGCCTTACAAAAAGGCCCTTCCGCTTTGGCCCATGCGTATACCGCAAATATACCTAATGCGAATCCCATTTTTCCTTCTACTGCTGCTAGTATCGTCTATGAGCAGCATAGGGCAGCAATGGAGGATGCAGCTAACTTTAGAGTGCTCTGTGACGAGAAGATCCGAGTGATTTCCGACATTATGTTAGCTCGGTTGGAAGACCCTCTAAACAATCCAGAGCCGTGTTTTGACGCTACCGTGGTAGACCCCCAAACGGGCCTCTCTTTGTCTGCTGCGGTACCTGGGACGACCTTGTGCATCATTAATCCCGTTCTTCAGCAGCAACAGCAGCACGCTCTCAGCGCCGTAGAAATTATTTCAGCCGAAAATTTACAACCCCCTCTCTCTATTCAAGGACAGTTCCTGTTCTCTAAAACAGGTATTTATTATGATTCATACGGGGGTGGACTTCAACTTCCTTCGGGGTGCATCACTAATATTGTAAGTGCGGTTTATTTTACCTCGGCAGGGGATCCCATCCCCGGAGGGGGAGTACCACCTAATTCTTTGAAATGGTTATTGGAATCCAACCCCAATATTGGCGGTAAGGGGACTTGTGTAACCTTACATGATTATACTCAATGGGCTAACACAGTGTTTGATCTGGAGGTTATTAATGAATCTCCATCTATGCAGATATACTATGAGCAAGATCACTTTTTGCAAGTTCTTGTGGATCAACGTAATAAAGAAGTTCAAGATGTGTCCGGATATGTCACCGATTTAATTACGAGCGGCTATTCCGCTGACTCTGCTCAGGTTATTAACCAAAAACAAGTTTTATATTCTAAAGTAGCTACACATAATAACAAAATTAAGAGACGTAAAAAGCAAATTGAAGTTCATGTAGTATTATCCCCGATTCAGCCTTCGCCTGGGGAGATTCCCCTCAATGATTTTACGTCTTTAGATTCGGCTAAGTTAACTGTTGAAAGATCTAAGCAGGAAAACCTAGTTTTCCGACCAAATGAGGTATCGGGAATTGTTTTACCCCTCTGCCCTAATTATATTAAGAGCGAGTTGGCCCCCGAAGAGTTTGGGATTGAAGAATTAATGGTCCCAGAGGTTGGAGTAGGAGGAATTATTACCTCTGATCCTCGGGTTTCGGGAACTAGTGGCACTGTTTTATCATTAAATGACCAGATTACAACTAAAGGGTTAGTAGGGGTTTATAATTTGCTTGATACTGATCTCGTTGTTCCTAGTTCACTTGATTATTTGACTACAAATTGTGCCACCGAGTCCGCCAGTGCGGCTGCTGCTCAGTTAGTGGCGTCTTCTATACCGTCCATGTTTATATCTGGTGTAGGTATACCTTATTTTCGAGGGGTGTGTACTTTGTTTGGTAAGGGGCTGGATTATAACCTGAAGTCCCAAACCCCACCTTCCGTACGATATAGTGAGGAACAACTATACGCCCCATATAGACCCTACGGCTATGGGGTTTTAGAGGGGGATAGAGATGCATTAGATAGCTTGTTATATAAACAAAGCGGTTTTACGTTTGAAAGCTGGGTTCATGTCCCCGATTTAGGGGATGAATCTAGTGCTGGATGGTCCTCTGACAACAGTGTATCTTCTTTACACCGAGTCATATTGGGATGTGAAAATAGAGGGGGTACTTTCTCTTCTACCGATGCTAACTGGATTGTTGGTCCTAGATTCGGTACTGATGTCGTGAGAGGGTTACTGATTGGGTTTAGCCGAGATCGCCGTATTACGAAGGGGCAACCTCCTAAAAATGTTCCTTCGGATAATGCGCTCACTAAGGGCCTCGTTTTTCATATGTCCCCAACCCAATCTATCAATACGAGTGGAGTTACTTTCTTAGCCGCGTCTGCGGATCCCTCTTATTGTGAAGAGGAGCAAGCCCCATTACAAGGTTTCTATGGAATTAGTGTAGATACTTCCACATCCGTGAGTGGCGTTAAAATTGGAGATGTTTCCTCCGGATTTAAGTTGATTACGGTTTCCGTAGATTATGGTGCCAATAAAGTCTCGGTTTATCTTGATGGAATTCAGATGAAGTCTCAAAGTATACAGGAAACTTTTGGAAGAGGGGGTCCTCCTAACCTTCCTAGTCCTGCGGATGCTAGTAGTTATAGCTATACCAATACGTTTGCTAGCTCCATTCCGACTTTTGTACCCCCCATTCTTCCCGTAGGGTCCCTGGGGCAGCAAGATTTTTGGGTGTGGGACGGCCCTCGGCCCAATCCCACAACTTGGCTGACCCCGTGGGTGGTCGGCGGAGGGTATACCGATGGCATGACGGCTGTGGGCTTAAGGAACTACACCCCCGGTAACGCAGTGGGAATGAATTTTATGGGAGGTGAATGGGGAGGGAAGAAGAGTGGTTTACACGGCTTCTTGGGCAGTGTAAAACTATATAATAGGGCCCTTGTGGAATCGGAAGTTATCACTAACTTTAAGGCTCAGAGGGGATTTTTTACTAATATAAGGACCTATGTCTACTAGAATTACACATAATCGGTATGGAGCTATACCTGAGCCTATATCTATCCGAAGAGGGGCGGCTGCAAAATATAGAAAACGCAAGGGGTTGACATACCCCTTAACGGCAGACTTTGGTACTGTTTTGGGTGGGGCTATTCAGAAAACAGCAAATCAAGGAGGGTACTTTTCTCCCTCTTATGGTTTGGAGCTACTGAAGAACAATTTACGACAGTTTATTTTAACAGAGAGAGGGGAGCGTGTGATGTTACCCTCTTTTGGATTAGGGTTACAACAATATTTGTTTGAGCCTCTTGATGAAACAACCTACTATTTGGTTAAAACTGATATTGTAAAAGGTTTAAAAGCTTATTTTCCAGAAGTGCGAATCTTAAGTATAGGGGTTTTTTCTCAGGAAGCCAACGCAGATAAAAATCAATTATTAGTTAAACTAACTCTTCAACTATTAGATGATTCTCTTAATATTTTTGATGTAAAGGCTACAGTGGGATAATGGTTTTTTCTGGGACAACTAGTACTGATTTTATGAAGCTCGTTTCTATACCGGAAACGAAGAAAGAGGAGTTTATTAACTTTGGCAGTGATGATTTTCTTACTATCAGAGAAGATTTGATTAGTTATATTAAAGCTGTTTACCCTTTAGATTTTGATAACTTCTCTGAATCGGATTTAGGAATGATGTTAGTGGAACTTGTTGCTTACATGGGAGCCGTTTTCTCATTGAAGGGGGATATGCTTGCCAATGAAAACTACTTGCGAACGGTCAAGAGTAGAGAAAATCTTCGTAAACTTTTAGAATTAATTGGGGTGGATCTTAGAGGACCTCTCGCTGCTGCTGCGTCATGCAAGATGACGGCGACGACGGCCCCTACAGTAGCCAATTTTCCTTTAACCTTTACTCCGGGTAATCGAGTCTTTGCTATTACGTCACGAGAAGATGGGGCTGCGGTTAATTATACTTTATATAAGCTCGTGAATAACTTTATTCAAGACATAACGAGCACAACGGCTGATATTTCTCTGGCGGGGGATGAAGCCGACAATGCTACTAGCTCTGTTTTTACCAATGTGGCTCTTTTAGAAGGAGCTTTGAGTAAAGAGGATGGTATTTTTGAGCTAGTGGAGGGGAACAAGCAGGTAGCGTTGTTAGATTCCCCAATTATTGACGGGAGCGTGCAAGTGTATGTCACGGCTGGAGTGGGAGACGCGGCTACTGGAGCATATAAAGAGGTTGAACGTCTTTATGCAGCTTCTGGCGCAACGGATCGCGTCTTCCAAGTGATTTACGATGACAATTTTGCAGGAACGGTATTGTTTGGGGATAATATAGCGGGTGTATCTCCTCCTCCTGGGGCGGAATATACGATTGTTTATAGAACAGGCGGCGGATCCCGAGGTAACATCATTAGAGAAGCTATTAACGTGACTTTAACAGCCGACACAGCCGATGAAACTACCCTATCTTTTATAGTTGAGAACAGTACAGCCGCTACAGGGGGTGCAGATGCCGAAACCATGGAAGAAGCTAAGAAATATGCACCTTTAGAGTTTAAGAGGCAAGATCGAGTTGTTACTCTTGAGGATTATGTATCTATTGGTAATTCATTCTTAAGTAAACAAGGGACGGTAGGCAAAACAACAGCAGTTGTGAGGGATGCGTTCTCGTCGGCCAATGTTATTGATTTGTATACTTTAGAAAAAGCATCTGATTTACATTTACAAAAAGCTTCTCCAACATTTAAAAAAGAATTGTTAGATGAAATTGAGCCTAAAAAGATGTTGACAGATGAGGTTGTGGTATGTGACGGACTTATTAGAACTTTAGATCTCGTAGTTACGATTCGTATTGATAAAAATTTATCTGAAAAAGAAGGGGCCATAAGACAGGAGGTGGTGTCAGTAATTTTAGATTTCTTTAGCGTGGATAACATGGATTTTGGTAAGACTTTCGTCGCTGCGGATTTGAATAGGGCTATTTTTGAGCTTCCTAATGTGCGCTTTTCTACTATAGATAATACTCCTCAAACAATGACTGTTGATTTTAATGAAATTATTCAGTTAAATAACTTTACAGTAAATATGGTTACTGTGTAATGGCACGCAGATATATTAGGCACAGCAGTATAAACTCTCTAGGCGTAGTTCGTCCTAAGGTGGTGTCTGTTGTGTCTACGGGTTCTAATCTGCAACGAGAAGCTACTTCTCAAACTTATTTTAAAAGAAATTATCTGGATGCACTTAGAAAATTAATTCCTCCTTTTTACTTTCATGATGATTTTTTAGTTAGTGGAGATCATGTTGCTTACCCCGATCAGTTGATTAATTCCCATATTCTAGCGAATAAACATATAGGGACTATCCTAGGAGTTTCTTCTATAGCTACTGATAGGCAGCTATCAGGGATTACTACTCCTTCGGGCTTTGCGCGATTTTTCTTTCGTCAAAATGTTCCTACAACAGTTGCACCTGGGGATTTTGAGAGGAATATTCTTAGTCCTTTAGGGCAATCTTATGCTCAGTACCCAACTAGTGCTGAATTTTTAACTTATGTGAGTGGAACTTTGTTGCCTAGCATTCCTCTTGCGCGACAGGGGATTATAGATCTACCTCCTCTTACTGCTAGTGCTTTTGGGAATGATTCTTCGGCTACTCATAAATATTTAATTAATAATTTGGGATGGTTGTATTTTTTAAATACTAGTGGGCCTACTAATGGTTATAATCCTTCTGGGGATATTGCTACGTTAATTGTTGATAACTTATGGCGGGGTAGAAGTGTAGAGTTAGCTGATGCATTAAAGGTTTTTCAAGAATACCTTTGGAGAAATGAGTCTACGTGGGGGTTTAGTGATAAGATAATTCCGGAACATTTTGTTTCTTCTGTAGGTATGAGTGCTACGCATTATACGAGTGGAACTCAACTTTTAGATAGGCTAAAAACGTTAACTGAAGTAGTTTATTCCCCTCACTACCTGGATACACCTGATCCCTATGTAAAAAACGCCTTTACAACCTTTTTAAGCACTTCTTCTACTACTTATGAAGGCACTTTAATAACTAAAAAACAAGAAAGTGGCCCCTTCACCAGATTTTTGGAAGCTTTATCATATAGTTTTGCTGATAGAGCTACAGAAGGCAATGAACTGGGTATTTTATACGATATTGGTCAATGTCCTGACGAGTATTTAGAATTATTAGCTGAATTAATTGGGTGGAGATTCATTGGTGCCGATATAGGTAAGTGGAGAGTACAGCTTCGTGATGCTGTAGCAATGTACAAAGCTAAAGGAACACGGAAATCTGTTCAATCATTACTTGATGCATTATTCTCTACGGGTGTCTTTAATGTTACTACTAGTAGCAATCTTTCTGAGCTTTGGGAGTCCTATGTTCCTGAGTTAATTTACTATGCCCTTGCTACTAGTTCAACATACTTTGCGGGAGGATTTAAAACTTACGATGCTACTATCGCGGAGGCCCAAGGGATCCCTACATGGTCTACTTCGAGTATGGACGAAAACATTCGTCTTGCTGTTGATCATATTTTATTTAATTTAGTACGTGAGTTTCCTAATAATTTCTTCTTAGGAACGTCTAGTTTCCCCATTTCTCATTTTGTCTTGTCAGGAACTAACACTATCTGGAATGGTCAATACCACTGGATGCCAGGATGGTCCCAGGGATATGCAGCGCCGGGAGGGACGCCCCCCTCGGGGTTCTATATGACGGAGTTACATCATTCTACTTCGTCTCTTCCGTTAGAGTTAGTAATTAATCCAAATTTTGTTTTTCATTACCGCAACCGTGATTATTGGATACCTCCCTTTGAACGAAAGCAATATTATCAACGGGCCGCGATAAATGAAGGTATTCTAGATCGTATTCAATATTATTTACGATGTTTTGGGGTCAGCAAGTCGTTTGCTAAATCTGTTACCGATTATGTGCGTTCTAATACGTTAGAAGATGTAACATATACTCTTTCCCAGGAGTTCCTGTTCTTTACTAAATCTCAAGTTTATCCTTCCAACTATGCCGATATTTTAAGAGATGTAAACAAAGAGCGAACTCCTGATCCTGTAAGCTTACTACCTCTCTGGAATGGTAAATCTTCCCATTTTGTTATTTCTTTAGATGCCAGTTCTTTCGATTGGAAATCTAAACAGTACACTTCCACTACTGCTTATGGAATGAAGCAAGTTATGCGTGCGCTAGATCAGCTAGTGCCTGCTCATGCCATTCCAGAAGTTCTTCTTACATTGTCCTCGGTTGATGACACTACCTCTTCTCTAGGGGATGCACCTTGTAGAGAGCTATCCCCAGGGTTTAATGATTTATATGAGGGGTCTTCCAATGTGATGCCTAATTTCACGGTTTCAGCCACTAATATGGAAGTTATCGCATCCAACAATGGCATAAAGCCGAAAAGGTTTAAGAGGACTCAGGTAGATACTATTCACGATATACTCATATCGGGCACCCCCTGGTGTGGTAGCGGAGGCGTGATTATCCCAAGAAATTCTTTAAGACGCCGTAATTATCACTATTTATTGCCTGAGACGAGTATGTTTACCCGCAATGGTAGGAATAATCCTGGTAGTTTAGAACTGTCTACTACTTACTATGCTTCGGCTACGGGATATGTCCCCTTAGGCTTTATTCCCTCATCCCTAAAATTCCAATCTATTGGTTTGAAGCGTAATCCCAATGGAGAACAGCTTGGAGAGCTTATTGATGAAAATAATTTCCCGGCGGTGTGGGAAATATGTCAAACTCGTAACTCGGGGGACTCTTTCTTTGGGTATAATGTAGCTGACACGTTTGCATCACGCGGTCTACAAGCCGTGGATTCCTCTACCTGCACTACCTATGGTCGTCGTGGAGGGTTAAATAAAATACTTTCTATCATGAACCGTGCTCATGATGAAGAAAAATATTTACAAGCTAGTTCCATCGTATCCGGCTTTTGGGGTCAGTATGGTAAGAGAGCCCCAACGTGGCCTCAGGAAAATAGCCTCTTAGTTCCTTCCTCTATTGCGTCCTGGTTTACTGAGTTGGGAACTATGGAGCAAGTGGTGAGAGGAATAGGAAATTATTTAATTAATACAGAGGCGGCTGATGAATCCCTAAGTTATTATGAGAATTTTACTTTTGGTCGTAATTTGCACACTATGTATGATGTGTATCAAAAACTCTATGGCTCTCATGCCTTGCGTGAGAATTATGATTTACTCGCTGTACCCAACTTATTCAGCCATACATTTGGTCCTCTAATTTATAATCATGATTTTGATATAGATGGATCAGGAATTGCTACTAGCTCCTTGTTGCAAACTAGTAGTGCTCTAACGGAGGTGGATATTTCTTATTACGGGGGGAGTGGAGTTTTGAGTCCCTCGGGATACACGGTGGGGACTTACTTGGCGTCTTCGCCTACAGATGCGTATGTTACGGTTCCTGAATTTCGTAATCCACACATAGTAAGTGCTGTCGATCTAGTGGACTGTTCTTCTTCGGTTAGATTTTTCGCTCATCCGGTTTTCTCTGTATGGAGGGTAGCGCGTACCGAAGTAGGGAAGTATATGTTCAATGAGTTTCTTGTAGACAACACATTAATTAAGTATCAGCGTCCCAATAACCCTTCTCAGCTACCTCGTATACGATTAAATATAGATAATTCCCAAACTGGGGTTCAATCCAATAACTTTTTTGAAGTGGATCATGAGTATGAGGTACGCCTTCAGGCTCATAATTTGGATATTGATGATAAAACATTCGGAGGATTAACTCTGGGTATGTGGATTCATACACAGCCCGAAGACGGCGCTGTCTGGTCATATACTCCCCAAAATAATTCGTGGAACGAAATTTCCCTTTCTGATTTATCTTCGGTAAAGGGAGTAGATATTGTGAAATCTAATAGCCAAGGATTTGAGTTCCCAGTCGAGACTATCCCTAAATCCCCAGGGGCTCCTTCCCCTGATCCCGGATGTGGTGCGTTCAATATCCCTATCTCCTGGCCCGCGAATCAGTCCCTAACCTCTCAAATTCCTATGGGATCGGCTCCCCAGACTGTTGTTCGCTGGGGGGATGTCACACGAAAGAATATTTCATTTAAGTTCAATACTTTTAATAAGAAGGTACGGGGACTTACTAATTTTTACGAGGATAAGTATACCAAAGTTCATCGTACCGATCAAAAGTATACTATAGAATTCTTTGTAATGGTTGGGGATGACAAACGCTATATTGTTTTTGAGTCTATCTCGTTACACGATCTGACAAATAAAGGTATGGCCGCTATCCAGAGTAAATATGGCAATGTTAATCTAGATTTAGAGGAATTTAAGAATGTAATTAGATACTTTAAGAGTATTCAGGTTGCTAATGCTAGCCGTAATGCTAATACAACAGCGGGTGTTATGGAGACCAGTGGGGGTAGCAGGCTTAATTATAGATCTAATTCTGTTATCTATTATAATCATAAACAAGCGAATTTTAATAATCTTACTTATGTGGATATTACGGATGGTTAATCATGAGGGGTAAAGTAGAAGTAATCCAGATCATTGAGGATGGGAGAGAAAAGGTTCTCTACGAGGAGAGCAACCTCGTTGTTGATCAGGGAGGGCAAACGATTGTTGATATGTTGACCACTCCCGCAACGGTGTTTGACACTAACCCGCGTGTAATGGATACTTCTAATTGGGTTGTTCAGGCCATATCGTTCGGCAAAGACGCTAGTGCGTATCACAGGAATGCCCATAAGGTCGTAAATAAAAACTTGCTCCCTTATTCTTCTCCATCTGCTCTTTATAAAATTAATGGAGTAGGGATGCAGGGTGTGTCTAGTATAAACATGCCAGCCAGTGAAGCAAATGTGACTTGGAGAGTATGTTCTGCCCCTGATGTAGATCCTCCTGCTATTTTCTCAGGAGTTGCATCGTCTATTGCCCATGTGACTGAAGTAGTTAACTTAAATCCTAGTTCTCCTAAAGGAAGTATCAGGTGCGTAAACACAGGATGTAATAGAGTTCTAGTGTATAACCTTGTTGAGAAGACCCACCCATACGGAGGTTCGTCACGATACAGTACGAGTGGTCCTCAGGATATATGGTTATGTGCCTCGCTATATTTTAAGGTTGCCACTGATAAATACCCTCTGTTTTTTGGTGCTTCTACTTTAGCCCTGACACCTTACGGAAAAACACGTACTGTTCTACCTAAACTTTCAGTTAGAGGAGTAGGGTATGATCACTCTACACACGAGGGTGCCCAATCTTATGGTAATGCCAAGGGAGCTACTCAACCCACAATTAACCCTAAGACAGGGGAAGTTAGTAGTATGGCGTTCGCATGGAAGAAAGAGAAAAGCAGAAGCCCATCTGCTGGTTTTGCCATAAGTGGGTGGGAGCCAGGAGGCGGAATTGAAAAATTAGACAATGGATGGTATCGAAGTTGGACCTCCATACTTACCTGTTCTGGTGTATCTGCTGTCCAAATGATAATGTATCCTGTTATTTCAAATTACTTTGATTCTTCAGGGGGGGTATACATTTATGGCTGTCAGTTAGAGGTTGGAAAATTCCCTACGGAGTTGCAACATAAAAATGATGGCATAATGCCTACTAATTGGGACTTTTCCGGGAATATGATGGCGATGGGGCGTAACATAACTCCCGAGTGGCGTAACGCTCTTGGAACTGCTCAACCTTCTGGAGGACCCTCGGGGACGGGCGGTGTCGTTAGGGTAAGCGGTATTGCGGGCGTTTCCTCTTACTACCCGCAAGGCCCCTCGGGACTAGAGGCTACCTTACCTTCTTACCCCTCACCTATGGACGACAAGTTAGAGAGGGGGGATACGAGACCAGGATTTGAGGTTAGCTCTCCTGTTAGAGGGTTTGGGGTGGGTCAAAATTTAAATGTGATTCCTTACAGGTATAATTTATCTTCCATAGGGTGGGTATCCGGAGGATTCACATTAGGTACCACCCATCTAAACCAGGAAAATAATTTTGATTTATGGTGGGCATGGAGAAATATTACCTATAATTTTCCGGTGAATAGAATAGGTCCTAATGCCTATTACCTAGGATGTTATCCCGAAGGATCCAGTACCGGGGGGACCAATTGGTCTATAGGAGTAGATGTAGATACTTCTACTTCCTATTATCCCTACTCAGGCCAAATTGCTTCGGGAACCTATTATGGAGGCTTCAACGAAGCTAGCTCTATGGATGTATCAGGGTATGTAGGTAAGGTGTACAATCCTATCGTGGGCACTACGTGGGGAGGGGGGCATAAGGGGAATGTCGGTCTGCCTGCTGATAATAGCTTCTCAGCTTATGGTCTCGTAGTGTCGTCGCCTGCGTTCTCTACTAACAATTTTGTGGATAATACTAAAGTAGTTTATGAAACCACTATTTTCTCAGGGGATGCAGGCTTGGCTAATCTTTATGGGGGCATATATAACATGGGATTATGGACTCTAGACGTTAAAGAAAGCCTTAAACGCGCTGTGCCCCCATTTATCTTCAAGCCGTTGTTTAACCCCCGCCAATATAGGCTATTTAGCTCTAAGAAATTCGTGAATAATTTAACTTTTATACAAGACGCGGTAGGACCGAGTACCGGGAATATGGAAGCGGGAGCCCTTAATTATCAACATTTAAAAATTAGATGGACTATCGACTTTAATCCGGCGGAGGAACAATGATTAAGGGTCACATTACCGTTTGTAAAATTTATCAAGACGGCACTGAGGAAGTGGTCTTGAATAAGAGTAATATGATTACAGGTGGATTGGGTAGCTCGTTTATAGACCTTCAACTCGGAGCGGGATCCATGGATGCCCAGGATTATTGTCCACGATATTTTCAAATAGGAACTGGGAGTAGCGTGGTTAACAGTTCTTTGACCGCGTCCGCTGTTTTTTATCAGCTTTCTACTCCGTTTGATTGGGTAGATTATGGTGATGATAATACTTTAGATATTGTCCAACTCCGTAGAGGCTTTAATGCTTCTACTGAAGATTCGGGCGTCACGTATGGAGAACTGTTACAGACCAGTACCACTTTTTCTTCATTAGTTTTTTCTGGCATTAAAGGATTTTTTGGGACTATTGGAAAGGATTTTAATACTCGCTGGTTTTTGGATTCTTGTGAATCAGAGTTTGTTTTAGATGAAGACACCGCTAATGGAAAAACAATTTCAGAAATAGGTTTATTTGCAAAAAACCCTAAAGGTCTGCCAAATGATAACCCAGTTTTGATGGCTTATAAAAGTTTCACAGGGCTATCTAAAACTAAGTACTTTTCTCTTGTAATTAGATGGAATATCGGGTTTTTAGGAGTATGTTCTAAGGTAGATAAATACTATGGGACTAATCTTTTGGCGACCGGAGGATCTCAGCCCAGTGTAGCTGTTAGTCCTATCGGTTCTTATGCAACTAAACCTCCTCCTTTACCCCCACCGCCTATGGGACCTTCTACAGGGGGTGGATCTAGTCCGGGCGGCGGCTACTATTAAACTTTGCTATTATAAAATAAAATCATGAAAAATAATGAAAGTGTAAATGTTTCAGGAAACCTGGAAATTTGGAAAATCTACCACGATGGATCAGAAGAACTGCTTTTTGATGAGCGAAATACAATTACTTCTGGGATGGGGGTTGGCTTGGGATTACTTTACGCAGGTTCCGGGGCTACTAGTATAACTAATTTCCAAATAAGGTATTTTCAACTAGGCGTTAAAGGAGATTCTGTTCTTACCAATTATACGGTGTCCACAACGGCCCTTGTCTCTGCCTTAGGACAGGTCAACGGGGTGGCGGATTATAAAGGAACGCAATCCACTATTCCTATATCTAATCATGAGCTAATGGCTTGGAATGGAGCGGCCAGTGCCACTACGGAGGGGGAGACCACCTGGGCGTTTGGGCTCATGTCGGATAGTAATATTAAACGAGTGGACTTAAACTCTGTAACCTATATAATTTACCTAGATCGAAACACTTGTAACGATCAAATTTTAAATGAAGTTGGATTATTCATGAAGAACCCGTTGGGACGAGCAACTGACAGATCAAATTTAGTGGCTTATCGTCCTTTTACTGATATTACAAAGACTAATGATTTTTCTTTAATCTTTAAATGGACTTTAAATTTCTGATATGCCTTTTCTTAGATCTGACCTATACCTTACCTCGGGAACAAGCGAGTTAATTAATAACTGGGTTGACCCTGTTTATAAATTTGATTCTAGCTCCTTCTATAACTGGGAGCAAGATAATCTTCCTATTTATGATTTAGAAGACAGGGATGATTACCTGCACGAGATGGCAGGCTACCCAGCGTCTTCTATTACCGGCATGATGCTTACAGTGTCGGATGCTGGGGTGGATAATAAAAAGGTATTTGGGTCTCTCTCGGCGGCGGTTGATGCCCTTCCCAATACAATTAGATTCCCAATAATTATTGAAGTAGCAGCTAGTGGGCAGTTAGGGGAATTGCGATTAGAAAACTTGCAGTTTGATGGTTCCGGTGCAGGATTAGAGATCGTAAATAGGGGGTTTGCTAAGATTATGTGTGGGAGTACTACCCCCTACAGTTATGTGCAGGGTATAGATAGTGGTGCTAGTGGAATTGTAAAATTTCATTCTCCTGATTTAAGCGCAACTATGAAGGATAGTAGCTGTCTAGGAGTTTCCAGTACGGTTTATCGGAACGGAAACCCCTTTGATTACTGGGATAACTTTACCAGGGCATTTTTAATTACACCTGAGTGGAGCATAGACTCTGCGGGATATCAGCGTACTATAACCATGTCCAGCTATTTTAAAGATTCCGGTGTAGGATTTTTCTCTACTACTGCTAGCTCGTTTAATTCAGGAATTTATGTAGATAATTCCGTTAGTTCAGATTTACAAATAACTAACGATGCCATGTCCCCCGCACAGTTGGTGCAAAGAGCGCCTATGGCTACTCCAACATCTAATGATCGGGTTACAGGATTTTATTATGCTAATAATTTGAGCAAGGTATTAATTAAAGATTGCACTGGTAATATTTACTTAAGAGGGTTCTGTGTGGATGGGACAAACGGGTATGAATTATCCACAACTGGTGGCATCCAAATAACCGATGTAGGATTTGATATTCAAAATTCTGAAGCGGTTATTGAGAATTGTACTGCTTCTCGATGTAAGAATGCCGGTATAAAGATTAATAATTCGAATATTATTCTTAATAGGGGGTTCATTGCTTTTCGGAATTATGAACTAAGAGATGGAGGTAGTAGTCATCTTGCTGAAAAATGGGAGAACGGTTCCGCTGGCTTGAAAGCTAATAATTCTAATATTACTCTCAGTGCGTCTATTAGTGCTTACAAAGGGTGTCCCATAGATTCGCCGTTCTGCTTTTATCGAAATTTAGTAGGTATGGATATTCAGAATTCTCAGATTACTACCCCAATGAAGGCTAAACTCGGCAGAAATATGGCTGGGAATCCTTCAACGGAGAATCGAGGATCCGAAACTATAGTCTTGCAGGTATTCTTTAATAAGGATATAGGGATTCTAGCTAAAAATTCTGTGATCCGTACGAATGAACGGGTATCGGTCTTTCAAAATGACCAAGGAATGGAGTTAGATAATTCTCTGTTTGAAACGTCGCAGTCTACTTTTGATCATAATAAGCGATCCGGTGTCCGAGCTAGGAATTCTGTTTTTGTATATAACAGAACTCTGCAAAAGACCAACTATGGAGATGGAGGCCCGTTTGGTCCTCCAAATGAGTTTACTAATAATGGGCAGCATGTGTTGCTTCAAGACTCATCTCAGTTTGTGCCTATGTATACTAGTGCTATGGACACTATCTTTGAGCCGTTAGTCTTTAGTGCAAATCATGAACTTTTAGTTCGGGATGACGCAACGGGTGGTGGTGGAATTACCCAGGTTACTAAGCCTGCTGTGGTCCTGGAAGGTGGCTCCTTTATGGAGGCCGTGGCTAGTCGGTCGATTTTAAACTCGGCGCAGGCTGATAGTGCGGCTTATCAGTCGGAGAACGCAGCTATTAAGGGGGCTGCTTTCCGAGTGGTCGATCAAAGTACCCTTAAGTTGGCAGGAACTAAAGATGTAGCTACTTTTATTAGAGGTCCTTATAACCCTGATAAACAACAATATATTGCTGGGGTATACGCAGGGGATTCCTCTAAAGTTTCCTTCCATGGGCCTACTACCGTCGCCCAGTTTGGTGTGGATGTGCTGGCTGAAGATCATTCTACCATGGAATTTAGTCCATATATGAAGGATGGTAGTGTGGATGCTAGTAGTTTTAGTTTATTCAACACAGACAACCATACAAAAGTACAGCTTCATGCGACACGAGCATGTTTGGTAGCCAACAGAAATTCTAATATTCATATGCGTGATTTGGGGGATTTTCACGAATGGCCTGAACCATATAGAAAAGAGAGTGTCCTGTCCCCTGATTATAATACGGCGAATGCTGGTCATAAGCTAAATACATCAGCTTTCTGCTCCTCAGGGTTTATGCAGTTTTACCCTAATCCTTTTGCTCCTTACGTTGCGGCGGCTGATGGAACAACAGCACTAGATCTTCCGGCTCTGGCCCACCCCGCTAGTTTGGATGATATGCCGGGGGCATTTCAGAAACTTACAGCGTGGACTGCTGGGGGTGTTGCGGCGGCTTCTGTTGGTGGTATGTGCGTAAGAGCAGTTGGAAATAGTAATGTCAAAGTGCAGAATGTGAACTTCCCTTGCGGGTGGGCTAATACTTCCGGGGCTTATTATGATGTATCGGCTGGGGTTTGTGCTCACCTACGTATTTGGAATATTGCGGATAGTTCGAAGCTTCATGCTTCTTACCTATCCCTGGGTGGTAATTACCCGCGTGAGCTAAGTGGATCTTACTACGGCCCTGATGCGGTATGGGTTTCCGGCGGGTGGGGCGGTGCGGCATCAGCGGTTCTCTCCGGGGCCCCGTCTTCTACTCCCGACACTTCCAGTCTAAGTATTTTAGATAGTTTTGGCAGGGGGGCTCAGATTCATGGAGGTTTCTATGGAAAAGATACGTGGGAGAATATTGGCCCCTTCAGACTTTATGTGTCTCCGCATCCTATAGCTAAGTTTTTAGGGTATCCGATTAATGGGGCAGGATGGGGGTTTAATCCCGGTTATGGAAGCACACCCCGCACCCCGGTGAGTATGGGGTATGAATTTGGTGGTGGTGGTACTACCCTCGTCAAGAATGTCCCCTATCAATTATTTGCTCAAGGGTATGCTGCCTCTAGTGATTGCAGTGCCACCCCTACTTACATCTTGAGTAGTATTTATAATGAGTTAGCTTTTAGTGCATATCAAGATAATAAACTTTCCATGCTTAATGCAAGACCAACCGCGAACTATGCCTCTTCTTACTTTTATACTTCAGCTATGCTTTCTCCTGATATTCAAAATAATATTTGGTTCGATGAATCAGCTATGAACACTTTTGCTAATGCTAAGAATGGTACTTTGAGCACTTCTGGTAGACAAAAAATAGTAAGTTACTATAAAGCTATTAAGGAGTATCCTGGGGAGTCGTTCTGGGCCTCCACGGGAGGGGGTGGCCTTGGCTTAGGATCTGTTAATCTGTTCGATTTAGATAGAGATTTATAACGATGACATATACTTTTAACCAGCCTGTTCGATACTATAAAGCTAACGATCCCTACTACTATGAGGTGGATAATATTCCTATTCGTCAGTTAGAAGAAAATGTTCTCTACCTTAAGGAGAAATTGGAGGCTGGAGGAGGAAGCGGGGGAGGAGGCACTGGTACTGGGTCTTCGTCTGAAATTGATATCTATAACATTAAACAACTTAAGCCTAAAGTTTTAAACGGGAGAACTCTCACCGTTAATGCCGGTAGATTTTCTGCTAGGATTAATGATGCATATAGCTTGATGCCATTAACCAACTTAATCTACCAAAATCTAAGCCCCAGTATAGTGCAGGGGATTCCTCAAAATTACCCCCCCTTAATAAGGAGTTGGAGTACGGCTCAAGTTCAGCAGGTTTGGGATAGTTTCGTTAAAACACAGTCGTCGGGAGGTTCTCCGTGTCATATTAATGGATTAGAATATACTTATACTTTTCATATAGGCCCTGGAGGAATAGGTGGTAATTACGAAGTAAGCCCTGGGGCTGGCGGATCTACAGCGGGAGGAAGTGAAAATGGCGTTTTTCCGCATTATAAGAATGCGTCCCGCGTAGTGTGGGCTACGTGGCCGTGGCAAACAGCGGGATCTGTCTCTCCCGATACGGTTGGTATAAGTACGACGGGGGCTCTTGTTAACGATGTTGATATGTGGGCAGAGTTACATTTGGCGTTTGTTAAGCAGTGGCGAAGTCCGTTTAGAACGTCGGTAGTAGACTTTAAAGGTGGGACTTTTGACATCCCGGCATTTGATGATTTTGATTACTGGTGGAGGCAAGGTTCGACGGGGGAAACCCCTATACCGGGGGCAATTCAAAGAATTGATTTACTAGTTCTCTATGCTCTTCCTATAGATGCTAGTTCTACGGCTGTTACCGATTATACAAATACTTTTTGCGCTGGGGGGAATTTATCCCCTAAAACCCTTGTTCAACCTACATTAGGTTTAGTTAGAGGTGCGGGTATTGGAATTCACTCTGATTCAGCGATGAACCTAGTTGGCACAGAAGAGGGGTGCGGAGATCCTGGAGAAGCTGGATCGAAGCGTATTTTAGCAAATGTTAATGACGGTGATTCGACCGCTCCTTCCAGAGGCACGGGTATTACAGATGCAGCCGGGAATGTAATTTATGGGAGCTTCCCTTCGCCCGATGATTTAATTAACCAAGCTCCCCTTCTCGCTTTGGATGTAACGGGTATTGATAGATTGTCTTTAGTAGGCCAAACCGCTTTGCCCCTAGCCTATGTGGTGGTGAATAAGAATGCTACCACTTTATCGGATGAGGATATTATTGATATCCGACCTTTTATGCGGACTACGGAACTTAGCTACAATGAAAGAGCAGGAGTAGCTGCGGCTAACCCTCCTCTTTCCTTGGGGAACCCAGCCGTTGGTCTGAATCAGTTGCAGGCAACGATTAATTCACTAGTCGCCAGACCGGGGGGCGGGGGAGGAGGAAGCCTAACTTCCGGTAGGGCTCTTTATAGCGATTGTATCATGGGAGGTTTGTTATACGGAGTAGAGGGTACCCTGTTGACTATGAATGAGAATAATACAGCAGCGAATGATCCTTGGGGAACCAATACTACAACTGCATCTATAAACATTGGTGGAACTACTTATTCCTTTGCCAACTTTACAAGTAGTAAAGCATTTACTGAGAATACGAGTCCAGCTACTAAGCGTGCATTTTTATCTTGGCTATATCAAACTAAACAAGCAGATTTGAGGGGATGGATCTCCGACCCAAATAACAGTTACGGGGGCGCGAATTCCAATCACCCTTATCAGAATATCCCTTCGGTTAGAAACATTCCTCTATTCCCCGAATGGGACCCGCCCCTGAATACGCAGAATGCGGGAGGAGTTGTTGCCAGTAACTCCGCTCCCCCTAGTTACTGGATGTGGTTAGAGGGTGTTCGTGGGGCAAGACCTTATCTTTATTTTCCGGGTGGCGGCGGTAATAGTGGTCAGACCAAGAAGAGCGGTTCGTTGTATAAGGGGGCTGCGTGGCCCAGGACTCAGACAGCAGGCATAGATCGTCCGGCTACCACCCAAGTTGTGACTAAGGAGTTAAGGGTAAAGTTCCCTAATTGGGTACAAGATTATGATATATTAGTGGATTATATTAACTGTAATCCCTATGGAGGGGCGATGGGTGGGATCTCGCCTCATACAAGTATTGGTAATGGGCTATACGTCAGTAAGGGCCCAATAGAAGTAAATTCCGTAGGGGAGTTTGAGGCGACTATCGTAATAAATTCTATGGCGGATGCCGTCCCGCAGGATCTCATGATGAACACAGGTGGAGTCCTTCAGCACGAGTTTGCACAAGGGCTTCAGATGCCGCAATGGCTATCTTACTCGGTTGTGCTTCCACAGTGTCCTCAAACCCTGTATAAAACGGAGCAACAGAGCGGCGGGAGTATGAGAAATACTTTACCCCTGGTTCCTAAAATTGGAGCTTCCTACTACCCCACAGTTAAATTTACTCTTATTGGTTATGATCAGCCTATAATTGGAATTAATAATGCTTGGAGGGGGAATTTTGGAAACGGCACATATATTCCCACGAATGCTATAAATAGTAGTAGTGAGGCTGCAAGTGCTGCGGTACCCCCCATTTATAGCAGTGGCTCACGAGGAACCCAATTGCTTACACCCAATATTGATCTAACTTAAAATGTCATGCCTCATAATCCCGGCCATGTTCCATCCGGCAATAACAAAGGAAACCCCCAAACCCCTTCTAATTGCGTAGCGATTAATCTTCCCCCACGCGGGAGCTATGTAAATATTCCAACTGAGCCCCCTGTGGTAGTAGTGGATCTCAAAGACGATCCACGCCCTCCCCATCCACCTACTTTTACGGGATTTCACGAGCCTAAGCCACCCAAGAATTTAGATTGTGGGTGTTATGTTGAGGGGAGTCCTGAATTAAAACAAGGTGCGGTGATATGCCAAGGTAGGAGATGCAAGATTCCGGTGACACTGACTTGGACTCAAACGTGTAAGGACAAGGCGAGTAATGCACGGCACTCTCCTGAATTTACAAATTTTGAACCACCCGTCGGAGTCCTAGGATTCTCCCAAACTGGAGTAGGGGGCGAAGATTGCGGTAACGACCCTCAGGGTTTTTGTTGTGTAAATACTGCTGGGTCTAAGTGTTGCCAAAATATTGTTATGACTTGGTATACGGAATTCGAATTGCCTCATGACCCGAAGGGCTGGCAGACCTCAGGGCCCTGGACTGGGGGTGTAAAGCCAAAAGACAAAGTGCCCCAGACCCCAGGACCCGCTGGTCCTGTGACCCCCGGTCCCGCTGGTCCTAGGCGAACATGTTTGTGTACAGCGTCTGTGAACAAGGGAACAACAAAAACTACAACAACTTATTATGTGGGGAACTGGGTTTATGGAACACATTGGTACTCAACACAGTTTAAGCAGGACTGTGAAGATGGTTTTGCTGCCACACCTAGCCATGGAGGAGGATACCCGTCTTTTCTAAACACAAATCAAGGTAAGTTTATGTTTAACCCCGATGTTAATGGCACTGCGGGGGAGGATTGTACCGACCCAAAGGGCCATGCTTATGGGTGTTGTGGTCAAAGTGGTCCTGCCACAGGCGCTGGTTGTTGTCCCGATATTGAAGTTTTCTGGGCAGAAAACTGGCACCAAGAGGAAATCCCCGCTTGGGAGCCCCGAGGAGGGCCCTGGACTGGGAGTGTAAAGCCAAAAGACAAAGTGCCCCAGACCCCAGGACCTGCGGGTCCTGTGACCCCCGGTCCCTCTACTCCGAGAACTACATGTGACTGTGTCCCTGGGAAACAGCTAGGTACCAAAACTACAACGTCCCCCACAAGTCATGGGAGCATACTTGCCACAACTACTACAGAGTTTGCACAGGTTTGCTCTAGAAATAAGGTGACTGGCGGTCGTAGCGTTGGGGGAGAGGCTTACAAGCGGTTTATTGCTGCTAATAGTAATCAGCCTAACTTTTCTCCCGGACAACCAGGGGGGGATTGTACCGACCCAAGGGGCCCTGCTTACGGGTGTTGTGGTCAGAGTGGTCCTGCCACAGGCCCTGAAGGTTGTTGCCCCAATATTAAAGTTTTCTGGGCAGAGTATATTCCATCTGAGCCCCCTCCTGTTACAGGGCAACCCTATGTCCCCCCAGACACACCACGACCTTATGAACCCCCAGGAGGGCCATTTACTGGGGGAGGGAAAACGACGGGTAGCGGATATGGCGTTTGGGTATGTGTTAAGGTAAAAGAGTCCCCCTGTCCTCCGGGAAATAATCCTGATAAAAAGGAGGAATTTAAATGTTTTCAGACAAACCTTGAGGGATTTCTAGGTAATTCGTATGCCCAGGAGGTCTCTAAAGGCTTAGGGATATGCGGAAACACCCCACAAAACCCATGTACTCCGGCACATTTTGCTCAAAATCCTGCCTGGGCTCAAAATAATATGGGGAAAAAATGGACTCTTACGAATGGGGGACATGCCACCAAGGTGAAGTGTGAACAATCATGTACGGATATTAATTGTGTACCTGTTAGCAAATGTCAGTGTGCGGTTGGTAACGGAATATACTATAACTTAGCACCGACCCTTCAACCCGGTGGTGGTGGGGGTTATCTCCATACAGCTATTTTCCCCCAAGTTTGTTATGAATCCAGCGTCAATCCTGGGCATAGTGGAGACTATACCTCTAATATTCAGCAGCATAGCGGAAAGATGGGCTTTAACCCAGATGGAACCGGTGTTTTAGGGATGAACTGTAAACCTAAGGTTGGTACTGGCGCTTCACCATGCTGTGAGACGCACGATCCTCGAAGCGAACAGTGTTGTGACCAAGTGGTGATGACCTGGATTGAGATACCGGACCCTGGATCCCTTCTCCGCCCTTCCCCTGGTGAAATCTCGCAAGGCCCCTCCTACGGTCTGGCCCAAGGAACTCCTCCTACAGTTACTTTGGGACTTGAAGAAGAAGGTTATGAAGACGACCCCACCTTGGTTCTTCCCTTTAATCCGAACTACACTTTCCAGTTTTCGAATGATAGTGTGGTCGCTCAGTTGGCCTCTCTCACCGTTCCTAAAATGGGTTCTGCTGATGAGAATAACATATTTACAGAGATAGTGTCGGATGTCTTAAATACTTATTTAAAATCTTCGGGAAACAACTTTTCGCAGCCCTACTCAGGGGCTACGATTGCCTCGTTCTTGTTTAATCCTACTTTAATTCAGAAGTCCCTTTCCCCTCAGATGATTGAAGCTCTAGGTAAAGTAAGCTCAATGAATGTGGCGTCCCTTAATCTTGGATCTCTCCTGTTAGAGGCTCTAAAAACAGCCGTTGTCCGAGGAAAGGTTAATGAGTATTCTCCCGATTTAATAGAAAGAATGAGTAGGAACTGTGAATTTGCCTTCCCTGAAGGTCTCCCGGTTTCTAATCTAGTTACCCCGTCAGGAAATATTAAACGTGCTTTAGGGTTTATTAGAAAGTGGAGGAGAAGTGTATGGCCTGGGGCATATCTTGAAAATGGAGAGCAACAAAGGCAAATAATGATGCTACACCTAATCCCTTCTGATTATAATCTTCAAGTAAAAATAATACGCCAAGATGGAAGCGAAGCGGGGGTTTTAGTAAAGGATAACGATACTATTCCGGTAACAGTAAATGTTGGTCCGGAAGGGGAAACGATTAGAGAGGTTGAAGAGGTGAATGATTTTGTTACTTTATTAGACACTAATAAAGTAGAAAGAGTAGTGCCTTTAGTATCCGATAGGGATAGGGCTTACGACTTTAATCCCTCACGGTTGTCCATGATTTATGGACTGTTATCTCAAGGAGTTCAGTCGTCAAATAATAATCACTATTATTTTGATTTATCAGTGAGTACCAATTATAGCCAGAAGGTGGAGACCACTAGTGGTTTTGATCCTCAACGTCCTGGGGAGTCTCCTGAGGCACCTACCGGCGCCCTACAAAATGCTTATCTAGTACGACTGGATAAAGATAGCATAACGGATATGCCCTATGGTGATTCTTATTACCGCAAGACTAGGGTGCAATATAATGAAGTATGGAATGCAGGGAGTGAAGCTACTTTTGATGCATTTGTTTCAGCCCATTCGGGTTATCGCCATAAAGTATACATTGATATCCAAGATGGGTGGTGGAATCATTATGTGACAACCAGTACTATAGATGCTGAATTTTATGATTTAGATTTGGATGAATTTGATAGTAACTTATATGTACGTCGAGTACCCCATGATTTAATGTTAATACCTGTTAGTAAGGTGGAGTATAACCCCTTCCAAGGTAGCTCTAAGCTAACTCACTATGTATTAAATGGACCTGTACAGAGGACTCTTAGAGTTATGATCACACCATTCCCAGATCTCTACCAAAGTAATTATGTGAAATATGTACTGAAAGAGGATGAAAAATCATTCTCAGGAGAGGAAGATATGTTTGCTATTAGGGCAGCACAAAATTTTAATGGGGCTACTGAATCTACGGAAGTAGTGGGGGACGAGATACCTGATCGTGAGCCTTCTATTCTAGGTAAATTCTTAAGAGAAATAGAGCTAGTTCAAAAGAACTATAATTTATCTGGAGGGGGTGGGGTATCTTCTATATTTGGAGGGGATATGTTTTCGTTCTTTGATCTTAATGAGGTAACGGAGTATCTTCAGTATGTTCCCACCTTGGTTAGACAAAATATTGATTCTGGTATTTATACGGATGGTCTCAAGATCACTCCAGTGTTGCGAACGTCTCTAGTCAATACATTGCTAACTTCCGAGAGGGTGAAGAATGTTAACCTTACAGATCGTCGTAAGTATACCGAAATACCTCGAACGCTCGACTATGGGTATTTTCCCGGTCTCCCTACTACGTACACAGGCGATTAATAAATTCCGCACAAAATAAAGAAAAAAATTATAAACCCTTATGAAGCATCTAAATATATTAGTAGGGACATCATTTGTGTCCTAGAAAAGTAATTTAAAAGAGGAAAACTATGTCTAACTATATCAAAGTTAATCCAGAGTATGTTAAAACTCTTCTGGAAGGTGCCGCCTGGACCACGGCAAACGTCTCTGTGGCGTCCGTACAAGAGGCGGAGAGTGTTGAGACGGATCCTACCCATGTATGTCCCTTATGTGAATCTACCTTAGAAGAGGATTTGTCCGATGAGCAGATCCTGGATCATGTGGAACAACTTCAGGATGTTTTATTCACCTTGAATGAGGGGGATAAGAAGGGTGATAAGTCCGATGACAAACCTGACGACGACCCTGACTACACCACGGGTGCTCGCAAGGGTGATAAGTCCGATGACGACCCTGACGACGACCCTGACTACACCACGGATGCTCGCAAGGGGGATAAGTCCAAAACTCATAAAGGAAAAAAAGATTATGAAGAGGCTAAGGCTCCTAACAGCACCGATGGCCTCCCCACCGAGGAGCATCCTAAACGCGCCCAAATGTTAAAAAAGGTTAAAGAACTTAGAGCTAAGTGAAGGTAGGTGATGAGCTTCTCAGTTGGAGATTATGCCGAAAAGTTATTAACTCAGAACCCCCCTCTTATGGAGAGGGGGACTCCATCTGATACTCTTTTAAACCCAGTTCATTCTAACTATTCTCCTGCTGTTGTCGATCAGGTGGACATTTCTAAGGTTGAAGTACCTACCAATTTTGTTAATGCTTTATTAGAAGATGCCTCCCAGAAGGGGGAGTCTCCGGATAAAGTAGAGGAAACTCCTGTTATTGCTGAAATGCCGCCTTTAAATTTAGAGCCATTACTAATGGAAGTGAAGGCTCTATTGGTAGAGGTTAAAACATTACTTCTTGAAAATACCTCTGTTGGAAAGATTGGGGTTTCGAATGCAGATTCTAATGGGCAACAACAGAAGAGGAGTGACACAGAGGAGATCAAAGATCTGCTGCGTAAAATTAGAAACAAGAGAGGGTAAGGTGGCTACCTTGTTTAGTATTTTAGAGGGTAGGGCCAGTGAAAAAGAGGCTACCAAGATTACCCCGGTAAAAGCGCGAAAGTCTCGGGTTAAAATCTACAAAACTATTGAGGACGCTTTAGCTAAAGGGGCTGTGGGGGATATGTTTAGTACTAAAGGAGCCTCCAGAATATATGTAATTTCTCGGGCAGACTGGGGAGATGATAGTTCCGGTAAAATAGCTAAGGGATTCACTCCAGGTAGCTCTACTCCTTCCTCTGATTTTGAGAGTATTAAAGCTCATTCTATTAGAACAAAGCTAAAGCATGGAGAAACCTCCTCGGAAAGACTCAAGAAAAAATACGGACCCGGAGCTAAAAATAAAATTAAAAATTCTAAATCAGCAGTTAAGGGGGGCTAATGTTTATTAGTGATACATTTATTATTGAGAATCTTCAAATTTTAGAAGAATCTAAAAGCAATGGAACCATGAAAATCGAGGGGGTGTTCCAGCGTGCGGCTACTCCTAATCAAAACAATCGTATTTATGAAAAGAAGTTATTGGTTAGAGAGATGAGTAGGCTAGGGGAATCTATAAAGGAACGCCGTCTAATGGGAGAACTGGATCACCCGGCCCATGATGCCGTCAAGCTTCAAAATGTGTCTCATTTAGTGACCGGATTAAAAATGAGGGGCAACGAAATGATTGGAGAAGCTGAGATACTTAATACTCCTGCCGGTCAAGTTGCTCAGGCTTTAATTAAAGGGGGAGTAACTTTAGGGATTTCCTCTAGAGGAACGGGGTCTTTAAGTGAGATAAGGGACGGAGTGTCCGTTGTTAATGACGATTTTAAACTTGTCACCTTCGATTTGGTCGCAGATCCCTCCACTAAGGGGGCTTTTCCAGCATTAGTCAATGAGAGTAAAGATTCTAAGTTTATTGAGGATACCATCAAAACAACTTACGATAAAGCCATGTCGGAAAAGATCTTTATAACTCTATTACGC